TAGTTTTCTTGTCAATTACACTTTTGCCTTTCTTATCAAAGACGCCTTCGTGTGTAGTAAGTGTATCTGCTACACCATTATACTGCTTAACATTGGGCGCAATCAATTGGTGAAAATCGCTGTCTGTCGAAATGATCACATGGTCATCATTAGGATGCATTTGTATAAAGCCTGCGATTAAATCATCTGCTTCTAGTTGTTTATGTTGCAAGACTGTGCAGTTAGTCTTTGTTTCAATAAACTCTTTAAACGCATCAAACGTCTCCCAAAAGAGTTTATCTTCTTCTTGTTCACGTACAGTCATTGCCGCACGAGTTTCTGCACGATTAGCCTTGTAAGGCTTATAAAAATCCTTACGCCACGACCTACCTTCTAAGCAGAATACCACATGCTTCCCGCCAAAGTCATTCCACGCTTTTTTAATACTGTTAAAAGTAATGTGAAGGGCCATGCCTAGTTTGATGTCAGCGTCACCGCGAACAACGTGCCTAGCACGGAAGAATGTATTTGCAGTATCTACTAAAATATATGTCATTTTATCTTTCAGATATTAGTTGTTCAAAAATTTCTCTGTTCATAAATTCTTGATGCGGTTGATTCCAGGATACAGTATATGGCACTCTAAAATCACAGGCAATACTAACTCGTGGAGTTGTTACATCTAAGTATTCTGTGGTTGTATGAGGTACGTAACTAGGGAATATAGTAAACCCGCCTTTAACATTATCAAATGAATGAGGAACAAATGGCTCGTATGGACTTCTATAAATGGTACTAGTTTTATAATCATCTAAATGCATATTACCACTTAAATATCCCATACTACTTGCATTATGCACATGTTCTCTAATTTTTTGACCTTCTCTAAGAATATTGACCCAACATACTAATACTAACTCCTGTTTAGTAGTATGGTCACTATCAACAAAATCAATATAGGACTTTTGCATAAATTTTAATAAATCGGCGAGTTCTGGAAGTTCAGTGGTATAATCAAATAGATTATACATGCCAATTCTACTGGAAATACTATCGTTACCTAATCCAGTATCACCAACATTGGACACTGCATAAGTTTCTTTAATGCGTTCTTCATTTGTAAGTAACCATGTTTTAATAGTGTCGATCTTTGCTGATTCTTCCCATACAGTATTGCCGACTGAAATATTCCATGTTGGGGCATATTCTGTTCCAGGAAGATCGCTTTTAATTTTATAAATGTTCATTAACTAACTTCTGACTTGCCTTGTGATATAGGAACAACATTAATATAGCCTGCACCTCTTGTGGTGTCCATGCCTTCCTCTGCTAGCATGTTTCTAACAATGTCTCTAAACCAACGATCTACAATCTCCTCGTCTGGGTCACCGTCAAAACCATAACCTGCTTGTTTCAATTGTACTATAAAAAGGTCGTTCCAGTCAAGCTCAAAAAAGCCATTCTTAATGTTATCTTTATTAACATGGGTATCTAAAACACTAACCCACGGCTCGCCTTTGGCAGTAGCACGTTCTTTAGGAGTAGATTTGGCCTGTGCTTCTGCAGCCTGTGCCTGTGCAGTTTCTGCTACTGCTTGATCTCTGGCTGCTTGTAAGGTTGCTTTTTCTTCTTCTAGCTTATCAATACCAACTAAGCGTTTAAAAAAGTTTTTCATTATGTACCCCACTCATTTTTAAATAACGGCACTTGCAAACGGTCACTGTATCGTAACCCATGTTTCATTGCTAACAATGCAATATTTTTGTTATTCATAGCATAGACATTTTCAACACCGCCTACTGGCATCAAATAAACATGCCCAGTAAATCCAGCACGACGATATTCTTCAGTAGCACGTTGTGCATCAGCAAAGTCTTGCTCGGTGGCAATAACAAATTTTAGATATGCTGTACCAAACCACTCATATTCGCATACAGTTTTTGGTCTAATAGCTTCTTCCCAAGATTCTCCGCTACAGGGAAGTTTAGCACTTACGCTAAATGTAATTTCTCGATCTGTATTAGCCTTGCGCCAGTTGTACAAAAATGATCTAAATTCGTCAGTTAATGGTTGAGTACCATTTGTTTCGAATGTAATTTCTTTAAGTCCGCTCATACTAGCATGATTTAGTAAATCTGGATAAGCACGTTGCCAACCTAACAAAGGCTCACCGCCTGTAATAACTAAGTGTTCGTCCTTCCAACGACGGTGTGGAAGTATTTCCATAATGCGATTTACAATACCATTACTTTCCATCATTGGACTTAGATCTTTGAAATCAGGATGCCAACTAGCATAGCTGTCACAACCTGTGCTAACTAAAGGCAAGTCTTCATATTTTTCAAATGCTTTAATCATTGTGTGGGTCGCCGCAAGGTCTGTTGCCTCATGACTTAGTTCACCACGTGGCATACCAAAGCCAGCGCACTTAAAGTTACAACCAAAAGTGCGTAGAAACACACTAGGAACACCCATGTAGCGACCTTCACCTTGTATGCTGTAGAACAGCTCTGCAATTTTAATTTTGCTCATAACTTTAATTTTTCCATTGTTGCAATTTTACTAATTCGTTCACCAAAGTCTTGATCATTAGTAATAATGTAAGTAGTAGTATCATTACGATCAATCTTACGATCATAACGTCTAAACTCTACAACCTTACCGCCTACTGCTGAGTAGACTTTAAAGTTCAAGATTGGTTCATCGCCGCATACAGCTTCAGAATCTCTTGAGGTAACTAATCCTCTAGAAACTTTAGCATTCTCTTCGCTGCCTTGTTGTGCCCAATTGGCTACTAATCGTTTTAACCATTTCATTTACATGTTCCTAAAAAATCATCTAATCTTTTTGCAGCCTCGTCAAAGTCTACAGCCCACACCTTAGCTGTTATTATACTATCTTTAATCTGCATGTCAAATGGGATCTCACCATTCATCCGGAACTCATCCGGAACTTCAGTAGTAACAGTAAACTCAGTTAAGTTCTTTGCTCTAAAGATTAAATTGTTAGCCATGTCTACTGAATTCATAATATTCCTTAATTTGGAAAAGGCCACGAATTACTAGGATCTGGGCGTGTCTTTAGTTTTACATTTTCTTCAATAACTTCTCCGGCATCGTTGCATAGATCAACTTGATATGGAGCAATAATATGTACTGCAGTATCTTCTTCGGCCCAATCATGTTCTCCGTCAAACAACCAGCCAGCACCACCTTCGTAGTATGCTTCTTTGAGTTCTTGTTGTTCAAGTTCACTAATGTCATCACTAAACTCCCACTCAACGCTGATGCTGTCATCAAACTCACAACCCCAACCACAATCGGTTCGAGCGTAGGCAACAGTATCACCTTGCCAAGGAAGATTACAATCCAAGTCACCTTCAACAAAGCCCTGCCCCCAACGATATGTTTCGTCAATGTTAAACCAACTGACGCTATCATCAGGATTCCTACGATACATTTCTACATGGTAGACAACACTTTTCTTTTCCAGCGGCTTGATAAGATATACACTCATTTGAACATCCTTGTATCTAAAATTATTGACGCACCTAATACTAACCATACTATGCCAGGCCAAAAACTTCCACTAGCAATTTGTACAATGCCTGAACCTACGTTAGCACCGCCGACTACATAGCCAATCGTTTTACGGTGACGGCCAAACCATTCAAAAAACTTATCCATTATATTTCCTTTATATAATATTTAGAAGCAGGATATTTTGCCTGCAACCACTCTAACAAGCCCTCTTCAATGGGCAAGCGAACACTATCAAACTTGTTAGTAATGTATCTCATCGCGGCGCAAACTCTTGTTGCATTTTAATATTGTCAAAGAATTCTTTCTTAGTTCCTTGATCTTCTTTAAATGCACCTTTTAATACTGTAGTCTGTGTAAGACTAGAATGTGCCATAATGCCACGATTCTCACAGCAACCGTGAATCGCCTGTACATAGACTGCTACGTTTTGGGAATCAGTAGCTTTGCTAATTTCGCGGGCAATGTCGTTACAAAGTTCCTCCTGGAGAGTACCTCGACGGGCACACCATTGAGCGATCCTCGTATATTTGCTAAGTCCGATGAGTTTCTGAGCCGCAATAATACCAATATAAGCAACGCCACTAACGGGTTGATGATGATGGCTACACATACTGCGGAGCTCACTACGAACAACCAACATACCTTCATAACGGTCCTGCGAGTCGTTTGGAAATGCTGTTGCGTCTGGTGCTTGTTCATATCTACCCTCCATTATTTCATTAAAATACATTTTAGCAAGACGTCTTGCTGTGCCTTTGCTATTAGGATCATTCTCACGATCAATAAGCAAACGGTCAAGCACTAGTTCAAATGCTTCTGTAGCTTCGTCGATTAGTTGCTCTTTGTTATAATCGTTAACATATTCACTAATGTTGTCGCCGGCCCAGAATCTTTTGCCGTCACGCTTCATCTTAGAACGAAGGTAATCTCCTAAGTAGGCTTCTTCGTATCCGCCATCACCTGCCATTGCGGCCAAGCCTGTTTCTTTTTTAACTTCTGTCTTTAAAGGTACAAACTTATCTGGTTTAAATTCTGGTGCGGGTCTAAGTGCAGGATCTGCTATAAATTTTTGTGTCAATTATTATTCTCCGAGTTATTGTCGTGGATGACTATTGTACATTGTACTACTTTATTTAGGTTTTTGCAACCTAAATAGGACATTTTTCTTAATTGCTGTCTTCAATACGCTCAATTGTACGCCTAGTTTATTTGCATACTTTACCCAAGCAGTTGTATCTTTTGGAAAACACATGCCGCCAAATCCGTAATATCCATCTGGACCCGGTACCTGCATGTGACTCAACCCAATACGGTTGTCTTCTGCTAGATACATTCTAATAGCGTCCCAGCGATATCCGTGTGCTACTGCCAGCTCACTCATTTCATTCATAAACACTACTTTGGTAGCTAGATATGAATTGATTGTATATTTGACAAAAGCAGCTTCACCTATTGAACAATGCTCTACCATTGTTATAGGTTGTACTAGTTTGATAATACGTTCTGCTTCATTTCTATAGGCAGCAATTTTTCCACCTATGATAGCATTTTGTTCTTTGAGATAATCTTGATTGGCTTTAGCGGCTGTTAAAAACTCTGGTATGTGTACAAGATTAGGATAGACAGTCTGCATCTTTTCGTAGAACTGTGGCGTAGCAGTGGTCTTGCTGATAATTACATTTTTATAATCACTTAACATGTACAGCACAGAATTTAAAATGCTAGTGTCGCATTCGCCGGTATCCTTTGAGGGACTAGGTACACATACAAATACTGCATCACAATCTTGTAAATCTGCATAAGTACCTGTAGATTTTTTTGGATCAATGTCTACAACAATTACGTCAGTAAACAACGTTTCGTAGGCATTGAGTACAGCTTCTCCAACAAACCCTAATCCAACAATGCCTATTTTTGTCATAATCGTTCACTTAGCAGTATACGACACAAGTCGGCATCTTTTTTTGATTTAAATGTGAACGTCATAAAATCTTCAAAAGGTTTATAGACAAACCTGGTTCCAGGTAATCCAAACACTTCTAGTACCATAGCACAAGTTTCGTTCCACCATAGGTTATCTTGATTGTGCCAAGCTACTACAATTTCATGATCGTCAGTATTCATTTAGATATCTTTACCACTGAGATCTTGTTGACCAGTTTGATATTTTTCTAAACGTTCTTGAAATTGTTCTTCAGTAAGGCCGTGCCATCCAACACACTTACCAGTTGGACTGCGACCGCAACCGCACTTACCAATTTCTTCTGTATTTTCTTTAACTCTTACTTGCATTTTTATAGTTTCCTTTTTCTGGTATAACGTGACGAACACCCCCACGTGGATCTTCCATATCACCCTTGCGACGTGGAATCATATGTACATGCGGATACATTACTGTTTGTCCTGCAGTTTCCCCGATGTTTTGCCCGATGTTAAAGCCATCCCATTTTTCTGATTCAACTCCTTCAAACCCAAATTTGTAGGCTGCTTTGTAACACTCCCAGAGATTGTTACTTTGTTCCTGGGTAGGCACAAATAACAGATGCCCTTCGGTAACTGGATAAGCATCTCTGAAGATCCAGAAATCTTTTGTTCGGTATTCAATGTTTGTCCACGGTGCTCGTTTTTCATCTAATGCCTTTTCTAATGCAGTTGTCATTCTTCACCTTTAATGCGATTCCAGGTTCTATATTTTTCTAATTCGTTTATGTATTGATCATATAGTTTCTTTAGCTTTGGATGCTTCTTTTCTAGTTTAACATCTCTTTCAGGAATACGCAAGACTTTTTCCATAGTCTTTAAACGTTCTTCAAGATCTAGTCCGTTAAGTATCATTTTGCCCTTGACTTCTAATGCAGCCGTTTCTTCTACAACAACTTTATCCTCACCGTAAGGTATTGTCATTATAGGATTATTATTGCTACTATTGAAATGCGTATTTGGAATATTAGTTTGAGACCAACTAGTTCCGTTTGCGCCGGTACTTGTTAAAAACTGTCCAGCAGTACCATTAGTAGTATAAACTAAATTACCCGCTGATTTTACGTTGTTGGAGGTAGTGCTCATTGTGTATCCATTTGTTCTTTACCAGAAACCCCCATTCACGCTTTTGCGGCCCAGGCATAAACATGGTCCAGCAATCTACGCTAGGATCAAGCTCAATACGATGATAGCTGTTAGCGCCACATACACGAAAACTGCCGGGTCCTTGCCATGTAACCGTTTCAGCGATCTGTTTACCTGATGAGTCAAAGACAGGAGTCCATTCATAGTAACCACCTTTAAGGATTAGAGTTGCATAGGGCCAAGGATGATCGTGTACATCATCCGGATCTGATTTAAGAAACTTGTGTAAGAATACATTAAACGGAAACCACGTTCTATCTTTAAGAAATACATAGTATCGTTCAAGATATGGCTCGTTATCTACACGATCCATGATAATTCTTTTACGATCAGCACGTTCTAAAAAACTAAAGAATTTATTTTTTAGGAGTTGGATTATCATAATCATCCTTTACTAATTGATAAACAGTTTGAAAATTTCTAAATGCTATTTCTAGTCCCGGATACTCTTTACACATATCTTCAACTCTACGCCATTCTGGAAAACAGTCAATCCATTCTTTTGGCATATTATAAGTGAACAGCGAGCTAGAATCAATCGATATAGTGTTTACACTATTATTAGCAAACGTAGTATTGAAATTATACTGCGGGCTTATTGTAATAGTTGACATTGTAGTAGAATCAGAACTATAAGAATAGTCACTACTACCTATTACGGTAGTAGTAGGTTCTGACAAATCTATTGTTATATCTTTAAGTAAATCGTCTAACGAGGTCTGTTGCTGAGAAGAATTGCTCATGTAGAGTCTCCGTTTGTTTTTTTAACATAGGCAATCTAGTTTTATAATTGTCCATATGTGATATAATAGCACGGCATAGATCTGGCCTATAGGCAGTGTAAGTGTCATAATCTTCAGTCCACTTACTAGGATATTTGAATGCATCAAAATACATTTCACTATAACTTAGTCTATCTGGAACCATAGGAATAGCGTCTACAATGGCACCTTCGTAACAACTAATACCTAGTGTTTCTTGTAGGTTAGCACTAAACACTAGTTTAGCTTCTCCTAGCAAGTTATGATATTCGTTTTTAGTTAGTTGTTGATCTTGACATACTACAAACTCGTATTGTGGTAACCAGTGTTTTAAATCTCTAAAGATTTCAACTTGTTTCTCGGGAGCAATACGATGCGGGAACAATATAAGATCTCGCTTAGGCATATTTTTATATGCAGTCAACGTAGTATCCATATACTCCATAGGCCAGCCAGTGCGGACAATCTTACTACTAAGTTGATACTCATCGTAGTCTTCTTCGTAATACGGATTTTCGCTTTTATACCCGTCTTCTAACAAGTTGTCTACAAACATTCTAATGTGAAAGTCTGTGGCAAAGTAGTTGTGATCAAATGCATGAAAAAAACTTTTCTCAGCATGCCTAACCCAAGGTTTCTTACCTACAAGACGTCCTAGAAAGTCTTGAGGATCATAGCTGCCAGCATGCCAAAGTCCGTGTGTAGTTACCGGAATGCCCAGTAATTCACTCATGTACTTTAGATTAATGACACCTGGATGCCAAGCATCAGTAAACACGAAATGGTCGCCAGCATTAACGGATCCGCTACAAAATAAACGGCCCATCTGCTCCACTTGACTAGCCTTGTATATATTAGTTCCGCCAAAGTTGAGAAATGCTCCAGGAGTGGTAGCACTAGGAATGTCCGTAGGACCTGATATAATGTTGACATGGTGTCCTGCCTTTTGTAAGAGTTTAGGTACATGGGACTTCCATTGTCCTGTGTACCTAGTTTCAACTGATTCTAAATCAACGAGAAAAATTGTCATTGCGTTGACGATAGTTGTTATTGCCACCACGGTTATATTCACCACGTGGCTTACGTGGGCGTGTGCTGTAGTAGTAGTTGTTCCACACTTGACTATCTCTGTTGTAAAGATTAGCCTCATTAAAGTCACAAAGCTCGAAACGACAAAAGTCTTTAAACTTTTCTAAGTCGTCAAAGATTTTAACAATCTCGGGTTTAGCTTCCCAATAGTTAACATCACGATAATTCTTAGCCATTATAGCTTTCCTTAATATTTAATAAATGAACCATTTTCTCCGTCTTCGGAGACCTCAATCCAAACCTCACGGTCGGGATACTTTTCATGAATTGTGTCATACAAATCGTCTGACATCATTTCACAACTTTTAAAATCTAGTTGCAGGATGTCTTTATTATAAAGACCCTCCAACCAGCGTTTAAACTGAATAAACTCAATATCTCTATCGTTATGCACTACGCTGATCCATACTTTAAAATGAAAAATATGTCTATGGGCATTTCCAAGGAAACTCACATCCATTTCACCTGCTGTACACAGATTAGGATCTGTTGCGGCTGCTGGATATTTGTGAATACCTTCTTTACGAAAGGTAACCCAAATCATTTTGTTAGGTCTAATGTCTTGTTTAATAATCATTTCTTTTCTTCTTCTTGTGGTACTAGGTGTTTAAAAAGTTCCCATAGTTTCCAATCAATACCTTCTAGTAATTGATTTTGTCTAGTGATAGCATCTACTAGTTGTTGTGCTTGTGTTTCGTTCATTTTACGATCTCATCGTTTTTGTATTGTGACCAGTCTGTAAATTTACTACGATCCATCAGTGTGTGTAGACTATGAGACCACACGCCGGGATTAGTTGCCTTGAAATCTTTATCATCTATTTTAAGCATTGTATTATAATTCCAAAGTTTTACATAAGGAATTGGCACTCTTATCTGCGGAATGAAATTGTTATACTCACAATAGCCGCTTTCGTGAAATTCTTCAACTTGATTAATAGGAATATCAAGGCTGCACAGGTATTCTTTTTCTAAAAAGAAAAGGATCATATTTTCCCATGCTTTGTGCTCTTCGTATGATTGTGGATTAAAACTATGATTGGCACCAAAAAAGATATGCTCACAACCTTGTAAGTTTAATGCAATATCTTCAACCGGTTGTACGCCATTAACAAATAATGTCTTTAAACCGTATGCGGGTGTGTGTTCAATTTCAACACCTGTGAAGAAGATAATATTATCTGCCTGACCGTTTGTATAATCACGCTTCATTTTTATTTTGCTCGTATTGTTTAAAAAGTCTAGTCACAGGTTCCATACGTTCTTGAAAATGATCTGGCGCACTGTGTGCAGCCATCTGCATATCCCAATCGCTAGGATAATGCCGTAGCAGGTCTCGTGCGGTTTGTCTAACAAGTTTAGGAACTCGTGGAGTGTGATTGCTATTACAAAGATCCAGTAAGAATCTTCTAGTTTGCACTACAGCACGATATCTTTCATCAGGTAATGTCATTCAAATAAACTATCAAAAGTTGTAACAATGGGTTCTTCAATTTTAGCTACTCGTAAATCAGAAAAATCTACAGTAGGAATACCAAATTCTTCAGCTTTAGTGTGTGCATTGACAGTCTTCTTGCCAGTAGCACCACGTGTGCCGATAATAGTCATCCAAAACTTGCTGTAATGTTCAACAATGGCATTAGCATCATCTCTGTTATCACAAGCAAATATTGCTTCTACTATGTCCTTATAATACACTCTATCAAAGCGTTCGTCAACTAACATGGACGGCAATTTGCCCAAATCATATTGGCGATTAGCTTCCTGTACTGCGTTTAAGTGCATCCAAACATTATGACCCATCATTAGTGCATAGCTAAATGAATCCCACGATGTTTTACCTTCTTTGCCATTCTTATTTAGATCACCTGTTGCATAGATACAAATATCTTTCATTTCGAGTTGATCAATAATGGGACTGGTTTCAAACTTCTCAAAGATACCATCTTGTAGCACTGCGTCTTTGAACAAGCGTGAGTCAGTAGCATACTTCTTGTCATCCGCACTCGCCTGCATACGATAAACCCATTTAGTACGATCTTCAGTTTCCGTATTAATATAAATCTGTCCATTAGCAGTTGCTAAGAACGGACTAGCACAGTCAAAGCTGATAGTAAAGTCTGGATTATGATATTTGCGTACAGCACGTTGTATGTCTGTTAGTAGTACAGCCCACTCTAACTTGCTAGTGCCCAAGAAGTGCATCCAGTCATGTTGACCCTGTTCTAATAATCCATCAAAGCGCAGAGCCACTAGGCGTTTGAGCACAAGGTGAATATCACACATGTTTTGTCCACCCATACCCCAACCATTAAATGCCTTATTACCGTAGACTTTAGTATCGCAAAAGTCCTTAACCTGTTGATACCAAT